CTCCAAAGGGGCACACAGAGTGACGTATTGGACGTTGCTCACATTAACCTTAAGGAGGTATTAGCATGGCTCGTATTCGCCAACGATGCATAAATGCATCGTTCCCAATCAAAGTGGGTGAGAATTTCATGGACTTCACCTATCCATTTGGTGATGGTCCTTGGGTATGGACTAGCGATATTAATTCTATCGCACCAAGACCCGTTGATTTCTCGTTCAAGGAGCTAACCGGGGATGAATTACACCCTGGTCCTCCGTATAGGTCTGGAGGCAACTTCAGTTCTCTGAAGTGGTCCACTGACCAATATACGGAAAAAGGCTTTATTGATATCGCTGACCGGTTTTACCGGATGGTGACGTCATTTTTGCCTGGATTTGCTCCCGCGAATTACCACTCTTGGGCTTCTTTCGAGAGTATTCCCGATAGTTGGGGCGATGTTGAGTCATACGGTGCCACAGGATGGAATAGATTCCGTCCTACCAGACCCGGTGCTGGTATGGGTGTGTTTCTCGGAGAATTCCGAGATGTACCCCGTACCCTGATGGATACAGCCAGGACTTTCAAAGATTTATGGAAGTCCTTCGCTGGGGCCAAAAAGTGGGATTTATCCCCCAAAACGGCCGCGCGAAGATGGCTATCTACTCAGTTCGGGTGGCTCCCTTTTATCGGCGATTTGCGTAGGTTCTATAAAACTACGCGCATTTTAAATACGCGGCTTAATAGGCTGCGCTATTTTAATGGTCGCTGGGAAAAGAGAGGTGGCGTCGTATCTAGTGATTCAGAATCCGTTGTAGTCGCTGAAAGCGATTCCACACCGGGATGTTTTCCGGTTGGAAACACCGGATTCTTCACTAGCCCAGCCGGGTCGTACCAGGTTATACGTACTTCTAGTAATAAAATCTGGTTCGTGGGGAGGTTCCGCTATTGGATTCCGGGTGATCCGGAATCTTTTAGATGGAAAGGTCGAGCCGTTTCTATGTTATACGGCTTAACCCCCTCTCCATCCCTCGTCTGGGAGTTAATACCTTGGTCATGGTTGATCGACTGGTGGTCTAATGCTGGTGATGTTATTGCCAACATTTCATCCACTATGTTTGACAACCTTACCGCGAAGTATGCCTACATCATGGGTACAACTAAAGAAACAGTTGTTTCTACCGGTGTAAATAATTACATCGATAATCCCGTGAGTTTGTCCTGGTCTTCTGAAATTTCTCGGAAGTCTAGGATGGCTGCCTCGCCTTTTGGTTTCGGTCTGACAGGCCTTGATTTTACGGCCCGTCAATGGTCGATCCTTACTTCGCTCGGTTTAGACCGAATGCGTTATTAGTAAGGACCATTAACCTTTGGGCAGGAGATTCATGCTTGATGCGCTTAACGAACGCATTGGGTTAACCTGTCCTTCAATCGTTATTTCTCGAAGGAGGCCAACCATGGCATTCACCGACCCACAGAGTATTACCGTCAACACAGTCTCAAATGACCTTAATCGGATAAAATCCGATGGGTACCGCTCAGAATACGCTACTGCAGATGAGGAATTCAAGTTGACTATTAGTCACCAAGAATCCAAATCTCGCACAAGGCGTATGATCCGCGTTGACCAGCGAGTGGTCGCTGCAGATCCTCTTACCTCAGTTAATGAGTATAAGAATCTGGGCGTTTATCTCGTTATCGATGAACCTGAATATGGGTTCACAGATACTGAGATTGACTATGTTGTCCAGGCTTTAACGGCCTGGCTCACAACGGCTAACGTGACAAAGGTGTGCGGCAATGAGCATTAAAACTGCTTTAGTCGCATTATCTCTAATTCTTTTGATAGAATTAGATTTGTTTGCATTAATGTGGTTATTTTCCCACATTTATGCATAACCTTATTACGAAAGGAGGCTTTATATGAGTTCATCACTAAAGGCTTTTTTGGCCCTTTTCCTTCGACAGTTAGTTCAACTGCTTGAGGAGACTGTGCTTTCGTCTAATCAAGATGATAGTGATATCATCAAGAAAAGACTTGGTACAGAGTAGTGAATTCGTACGGCTCTAATAGGCCGTGCCTCTTTGCCGTGAATGAGACGGTGTAGCTCTGCTCCACCGTTTAATTGCGGTGGAGAGGTGTAAGTTCATGGCTGGATGGCCACCTCCGGTTTATTGGAGGAACCATGAAAAGCCACGAAAGTGACCTTCTAGAGCTGGCTACTTGCATCTATAAAGATGCTGTAGCTAAATGTCCAAATGTTTCACTCGATTTACGCGATCTTGAAACTTTAAGATCACGTAGTGAACACGAGGGGTTGTCGTTATTTACGATAACCCTTCCTACCTTGGGGAAAGACTTTGATCTTTCGTTGTCCCAGGGTCAGGTAGGCTCTAACCTCTTTAGGTCCTTCAAGAAGGGCCCGAGGTCGAAGGCCCCTGCATTTCTGCAGGGTTTCTTCAGCCAAGTGTTCAACGAGGAAGGGAGGATTTTAGATGAACCAAGCATTGAAGCCATTGAAGGCGTTAGGCAAATTGCTTATGCCTTCAAAAAGCTCCGAGTGCCCTGTAGTCCCGTTCGGGTCCGCAGAGCGCTTGCGAAGTTCGTTGAGAATGAGCATGTCTTTGAGGTGCCGACACTTCAGGATGACCTTGAGAATTTTCTTGAGGTCTGCCGTGTTTTGTGGGGTAATGTTTTTTGCAATCAAATTGATGTATTGCTTAACATTATTCCTAAACATGGTCCTGGAGCAACTGCAGAGCGCTTAGATGGCAATGCCAAATTCGCGCTTCGCAGATGGCATGATCGCCTCGAACCTTACTTCCCTCTTTTGGCTAATGCGTTCGCAAATGCGGATGCTCGCCTTTCAGAGGAGTTCGAGAAAGTTACGATCATAAATGAGGCTGATGAACAACCCGTAAGGGTTGTTCCAGTCCCAAAAACCCTGAAGACACCCAGGATTATTGCGATTGAACCTGTTTGTATGCAGTATACACAACAGGCTTTATCCGAGTGGTTGGTAAGGCTACTCGAAGGTCACCCTTTGACTCGAGGCCATGTGAATTTCACTAGCCAACAAGTAAATCGTGACCTAGCAATAAAGTCTTCGCGCAATATGGCATATTGTACAATCGATATGTCATCTGCTAGCGATCTCGTATCACACGAGGTCGCTATACGCATGTTTGATAGTATCCCTGATATAAGGGATGCCATTACTGCATGCCGATCGAAGACGGCGCAACTACCTAGCGGGGATTTGGTTCCCCTGAAGAAGTTTGCGTCCATGGGTAGTGCTCTCTGCTTTCCGGTTGAGGCCATGTACTTCTACACGATATGTGTAGCGGCCCTTCTGCGTTGGCAGAACCTCCCTTGCACTTACCTTAATGTGCAGAAATGCACGAGGTGGGTGTACGTCTATGGAGATGATATTATTGTCCCCACAGACGCATTTGAAACTGTTGTTGACACATTGCATAAGTACTACTGCAAAGTGAATGTCCGCAAGTCTTTTCACGAGGGTAACTTCCGTGAAAGCTGTGGAATGGACGCGTTTGACGGTGAGGAGGTTACACCTACCTACATCCGAGAAATACGTCCCAACAACAGGCGGAACTCCCAAGCAATTTTGTCCTGGGTTGCTACTAGTAATCTCTTTTATAAAAGAGGTTACTGGCAGACAAGCTCTCTAATGATTCGTCATGTAGAGAGCATCATCGGCAAGTTGCCGGTGGTGGGAGAGGATTGCGCAGGAATAGGGAAGCTGTCTTTTCAAAGCCAGGTTACCATCGAAAGATGGAACACTGGACTCCAAGTTCCAGAAGTACGAACTTGGGTCGGTTCGCCGGTTTACCGGAAAGATCCGATAGATGGGCATCACGCCTTGCTGAAGTCCCTGCTCGCGCTTGAACGTCGTCATCATGATGACGCGACGGTCGATGCATATCACCTTCAGCGTTCTGCACGGCACGGCGCCGTTGCATTAAAACGCCG